AGGATATAAGTGATTACTATAGGGACTATGGAAGAAAAGCTACTCAGGAGTTGATTAAGTTAACTATTGACAAATTTAAAAGAAATGGTATTTTACGTAGTAATTAATGATACTGGAGAAAACTTTATTTCTGGAGACGAAGAAGCACTAATATCCAAATTTCCTAGACAGACAGTATATAGGTGTGAGCTTCCAGCCGGAGCGTGTGTAAATACACAAGACTTATTGGACTTTATAAATGAGCAACTCGTTATTGACTAGAGAAACCCTAGAGATGTAAAGTTAATGAAAAAATAAATAGAATAAACGGAATGAAAAAGTAGACTAATACAAGTGTTACAGCTACATTTAAAAATGGAGAAAAGAAAACCTTCGAAACTATAGAAGAAGCCTCAGAAGTAACTGGCTTAGAGATAAACTCTATTAAAGCTAGGGCTAATAAACCTGGCTCTGGAGCTAAATCGAAAGATGGAATTACCTTTGAATGGGCAGATCCTGCAGTTAGAAGAAGTAAGCAAGCGAAGAAAAGTAAACAAAAAGGTTCTCAATATGAGTTAGAAATAATTCATAAATTGAGAGATGTTGGATATGAAGGATGTGTATCTAGTAGAAGCCAGAACAAACTGGCTGATGCTGACAAAATAGATATTGTTGATATGAACAATGAACTTCCAGTTAATA